GAGGCTCCACCGGGGCTGACGGTGGTCACGTCCATGAAAAAGACGTTGGACGTGTCGTTACACTGGGCGATCACGTCGATGGTATACGGGCCTATCGTGCCGATGCTCAGAGGGCTCGAGACTTGGTACACGGGTGTGGCTGGGCGCGCGTCGCTCGTGGATTGGAAGATGGCCAGGTTGGTGACGTATGCGTTGGCCGTCTCAAAATATGCCTGAAACTTGTACGCACCAACATTTGAGAACTGGATGTTCCCACCGGGTGTGACCGACACGTGACGCGAGGTGCCTCTTGAAGAAAAAGTTTGTGAAAAATTCAATTGAGTAGCCAAGGGGGTGGTGGACTGCCCCACGGTCGACAAAACATTCCCCAAGAAAAGCAGACCGTTCTTTTTAAAACTGTTTGGCTGGGTGGTGGTCCCGGTCGGCACGCCAATCTGCTCGACGACGAACCACGTGGCGCCGGGTGCGAGGGTCGCGGGTGTGTCGGTCTCCACGCTTATGCGGTACTGATCGGTCTGACTCGTGATGTGGACGGGCAAGGTGAAGTTGATGGTGGGGCTGCGCGACTGAGTGGTGTTCCACGTGATGACGTTGGCGACCGTGGCGTTGCTGAGCGTCACGGAAAAGACGTTGGAGCCGGTCGTCGATAGGGTCCCACGGATATTGTAGATGCCTGTCGTGAGGAACGTAAAGGCGTTGCTGGCTGGCAAGGGGGCGAGTTGAGGGAAGAAACCAGACTGGGACCAGTTGAGGCCCAGGTTCACAGTCTTGTTGACGAGCGTCTGATTCGAAGCCAGTGACCAGTATTGGTTGACGTCGGTCACCTGGATCTCCGTGCCGAGCGTACCGTCACCTATGGTCAGGGGGGTGGCCCCCGGCGTCTCGACGTCCATGTAGTAGTACTGATTGATGTTGGTGACGGTGACGGGCAGGATGGCGAGAGGGGTCAAAGGCATGGCCATGACGAGCCACGAGTAGACGTAGTCGTTCCAGGCCCATTGACCGGGGCCGGGTGTTCCCGCGACCCACGTGCCAGCCGGGTGACCGTCCTGACCCCAGTGCCCTATGCCTATGCGCGAGACGGGCTCGGAGACGTTAAGGGTGACGGCGATGATGTACGTGCCGACCGCGCCAAACTTGAAGCACCCCCCGGGTGTGAAAGAAATGATGGGGGTGTTGCCTAGTGGGATAGGCCAAAGGCTCAGGTTCACAAATTGAGCAAAGTAGCCGGGCGATGTGGGGGTGACGGACGTGAGGGTCACGGCGCTCGCGACGTTCGTGACGAGGGAATCCGTGAGATTTTGGGACGTGGCGACCGATGTGGGGATCCAGCCCGACTGAGCCCACGTGAAATCGGCCGACGAGCCATGGGGTGATCCAGGGCTCACGTCCCACTGGAGCGTGTTGGACGTGGGTTGACTCGTGAAATTGTGTGGATCCAGACCCCAAAAGACGCCTATGGTCGTGGCGTCCGCGACATTCAAGGTGACGCTCGAACAATTGAAAACGAATTTAGACGTTGTCGTGCTGTAGCTGACAAAGGGGTCTAGGGGCGACGTGCTGAGCCAGCCGGTCGGGCCGAGGGCCGTGGAGATAGAGTACGTGTCGAGCACGCCGATATTCACCTGGAGGGCGGTGGCTAGGTTACCATTCACGAAAAGAAATGGGATGGGTCTCTGGAGGTTGATGGAGATGGGCCACGAGAAATCGGTCGAGGTCGGGGCGAGGGCGGGAAGGGTGACGGCCAGGGTCGCCCCTCGAACGAGGTCTCCTTTGTATGGGATGCGACAGACGGATTGAGCACCCCATTGAATCTGCTGGCCCTGAAAAGGGATGTTGAACGCTTGCAGACTGAAGGGGGTGTGGCGTCTGTAGACGGCCGTGAAGTATGAGACGGCCGGGACGCCCGTGAGGTACGCGTCTTGTTGTCCGATGGCCGCGAGCTGTACAGCCCCTGCGGACATTCCTACTAAGTTCGAAGGAAAAAATAGAGCGCCGCAGGCGCTTTTTCTTAGAGGTTAATTACACGTCCTAGGATCACACTCGTCCCTACGGGCCGAGTGGTCTCGTGCGCTCCTTCACCCCCCTGAATTTCACAGATACTCTCAGGAATGAATATCCAACTGAAAAAGTTTGATCCGAGCAAAATGGCCGACGACAAGGTTTGTGTATTCATCGGCAAGCGTGGCACGGGCAAGTCGACGCTCGTGACGGACGTTCTGTGGCACAAGCGCGGGATCCCGTCAGGCATCGCCATGTCAGGCACGGAGGAGGGCAATGGCCACTACAAGCAGTTCATACCCGACCTTTTCGTATATGGCGACTATAACCGTGACGCCATCGAAAAGATCATAGAGCGTCAAAAGAGGAACGTGGCGGCCGGAAAGGCCACGCCCGTCTTCATACTCATGGACGACTGCATGTACGATCGGTCGTTCATGCGCGACACGGTGATCCGCCAGCTCTTTATGAATGGGCGCCACTGGAAGATATTCTTCATGATGACGACCCAGTACTGCATGGACATGACGCCTATGATTCGGACGAACGTGGACTATGTCTTTGTTCTACGTGACAACGTCCGTCAGAATCGTGAAAATCTTTACAAAGCCTTTTTTGGAGTCTTTCCCACCTTTGACCAGTTTTGCCAGGTGATGGACGCCTGCACGGAGAACTACGAGTGTCTGGTCTTGGACAACACGTCCAAAAGCAACGACGTGACCAACTGCGTGTTCTGGTACAAGGCGGCGCTCAGGAAGAACTTCCGGTGCGGCTCGGCTGCATTCTGGCAGTTCCACCAGCGCAACTACAACCCCAAGCACATGGGGACGCCCCTCCCGGGCCTCGCTCGCAAGGCGGGCGCGTCAGCGGTCACGGTAAAGAAACTCCCGCCCAAGTAAAGAATGGAGGCATTCGACACGAATGGCTCGTCCGACATCACCTCGTCCATACCCACGGGCCTTTTGGATGACCCGCCGAATAACGGCGAAAAAAACATTGGTCAAAATCAAATGGCGGAGTTCTCGACTTCTCTGGATGACGTCGTTCCCCCGGGGGCCTCCATGCAGATGCAGGATATGGCGTTCGGCTCGGTCGCGGGGCCGCCCCAGGCTCAGCAGCAGCCGCAGCAGCCAACCAACCGCAAGATTCCGTTCGGCCTGACTCCCGAGCAGTACATGGCGCTGCTCGCGGGCATCGCAGCGGTCGTGGCGACCAGCAAGCCGATTCAGGAGAAGGTGGCGCAGTTCATGCCGAACATGGTGGAGGGGTCGGCGAGCGCGATGGCCGTGACGGCGGTGCTGGCGGCGCTGGTGTTTTTCCTGGCGCATCGGTTTTTGAATTGAAGGGCGGGGAGAGGCCCGTAGGGCCTCCGTCCTTCAGGGCCCTTTGGGGCGCAATTCGTGAAAGGGGGTCTGCGACCCCGACTCACGGTTTGATATTCTCCCCACAGAATGGCCCCACGTTACCCGGTGTATAGAGTCCCTTTTCTGCGAGGTACTTGCGAAAATCTTTAAAATTCTTCCAAAAAGAATCTGAATGTTCGTATTCCCGAACCGTCGAGTGAGACAGTTCGTGAATAAGCACATGTGTAGCCGTGTTGATCCTCTTTTCGTCGATGGACTCTCCCGTCAGACACAGGTAAATCTCATACCCCTTGTTCACGTTATAGGCTATGGCTCCCTTTGACTTGTCCCAGCCGCACATGCCCGTCAATATCACGGGCTTTTTAACGGGCTCCCAGCGCGGGTCCAGCTTGGGGTCGTCGCGGAGGGCCTGCATTATGCGCTCGTAACGTTTACGCACCTCGACCAACAAGTCAGGCGGCTTGTTGGTCGCGACTATAACTATGATGAGGGCCAGTCCTAGGGCCCACACGACCCACCTGTCCACCATACTGATACTATGCCACTAATTTTTCCTGAACACAAAGCTCGAGTACAGGTCCGACACGTGTCCATTGGGCACCGGAAGCATGGGTGCCCACGAGAGGCACCGAAAGCCGCACGTGGCCAGTTCACTCACAAGAACCTCTGCATCGAGCAAGGGCTCGCTCTTCGGCCCCTCTGCGTAGAAGGGACCGTCCGTGAGGCTCACCCATAACTTACCATCCTTGATCTCGAGCGTGTTCCCTAGAGGGTCCTTGAATTGCCCACCACCCGTGAGCAGCTCGGCCCGCGCGAGTTCGGGCGTGATGCCGATGAGGAGCCCTCCTGGCTTGACGGCCCGGGTCAGGGCCTCGATCGACTCGTCGAAAGAGTCGACGATATAGTGCAAAGAAAAATTGTAGCAAACAACATCGTACGTGTCCGTGGCCTGTCGGATGTCACCCGTGCCGAGGAAACGCACGGGGAAATTCATTTCACGGGCCCGTGACGCGGCCTCCGCGAGGGACGCGGGGTCGGGGTCGATGGCTGATACATGTGCCCGGACCGCTCTCCACTTGTGCCAGTCGCCGCCGCGGCCGCACCCGCAGTCGAGCACGGATGATCCGGGCCCGACCCACTTCTTGATGAGTTCGCGCTTGCAAGAATTGTGCAATTTGCGGAGGGCCTCCATATATGTACTTAAAAGGGTAGCGCCCTGTATCTCTATATGGGTTCCCTGGAGCAGGATTATCTCACGGTCCCAGGACAGCTTTTTGCGTGCATCTCTTTTGTGGGTCCGGACCTGCCGCAGAAGAATGAGCAGCTCGGAATGAAGATTCGCGGGTGCTTCCCGACCCGTGACGAGGCGGCCACGCACGCCAAGCGCCTGCAGAAGGATGATGCGCTGTGTGACATCTATGTGGTCGACATGTACAAGTGGCTCCTGATTCCGCCGAAGCGTGACGAGATCGAGGACGCCCACTACGCCAACGAGAAGCTCGAGGAGATTATGATCAAGTACCGCGAGAACCAGTCACAGGCTGCGGCGATGTTCGAGAAGCGCAAGCGTGACATGTTGGCCAAGCCCATCGAGGGTTCGGACACGCCGTTCATCGAGCCCGGTGACGAGAACAGCAAGTTTTACAACCGGCCGGACGTCCCACCTATTCCCCACCCGGCCGAGGTCCTGGAGCGTCTGCAGAAGGAGTTCCCAGACAAGTCAATCGAGGACCTGGTCAAGATGGCCGATGCCGAGGTGGCCGCGGAGATTGCGAAGCGCGAGGCGGAGAACAAGCCCAAGATCGAGTTTGTGGACGCAGATGGCAACACCGTCCCCCAGTAAATTAATGTCCCTCTAAAGTAAATAGATGGCGGTGATTTTCACCGTGATCGCCCTCCTAATAGTCCTTTGGCTCCTTGCAAAGGCCTATGAGGTCCTTCCCAAGTTAAAGGTGCCCTCGTGGGAATCGACCGAGGCGCGCCCACCATTTTACGATGCAGAATTCTTAAAGGAAACGGACAGTCAGCGCCGCGAGGGTGCGTGGGTCGGGTTCCTTCAAGAGGATGTTTTTGCCAAGAAAACTGGCCCTCTGGGAGATTTTGTAGGCAATGATTCAACGAGCGGTCAGGCGATCCTGTACGCCATCACGGCTTGACGCCCTGCACGACGATAGGCCGCATGGACACGATAAGGACACCGATGACGATTCCGATTGCGAGGACCGCCACGGGGTTCTGAATGAGCTCCTCGAACCGGCTACTTTTTTGCGGAGCGTACTGGAGCCACGGTGGGGCGCTTTCCTCGGGGTTTGGGCTTGGCGCTCTCTCCATCGGATCCATTGTCATCATCGTCACTCTCGCTTTTATCTTCCACAATAAAGTCGTCCATCTCCGAGTCCGCCTCCTCGTCATCGAGCTCAGAATCACTGTACTCGATGCCCGACTCTACATCAGACTCGTCATCATCGTACTCGTCACTCGCATAGTCATCCTCGACCTTCTCAACGGGCTCGTAACGCACAGGGGGCTTCGTGACGCGCCCGGAGCGCGTGCGCGGGGCCGGGATCTCAGTCACTTCGCGACTGGTCTCACTGACCGTGAGATCTGGGGTCTGGGAATCCTGACCCGACGGGGGCTCCGGTACGGTGGTCATCTATTGATTGCAAGGGGATTGTATCGTTTAAGTACTTTGGTCTAAACTGAACTCCGCGCGCCTGTGCAACCTGATTTGCGATCGTTTCACCCTCCAGGCCAAGCCGATCAGAAATCTCATTCACAGACTCTGTATAGTTGGTATTCATCAATCCGAGGTTGCGCAGGTGCTCTATGGCGCCGTAGAGGTGCCTGGCGCGTTCAGGGTTGGCGTCGAACGCACGGAGCTCAGTCAGGAAGGACTTCCATTCTTGAGGATCCAGACCCGAGTACGGGTGGGCCTCCAGTTCGAAACTCCTGAAACGACCCACTCCAGGTCGGGGGAAGAAGATCAACAATACCGTGACGAGAAGGACTAACCACACGAGGACCTTCATCCCTACTAATACTAGGTGGGAGAATATGTTCACGTCCAGAAAACTCGAGGCATTCTTCATCGAGGCACCTTTGTTGAATCGTGCACCCCCGTATGTGAAACCACACGTGATTTGACTTGTGCTCGGCTCGGACCCGCTCGCAGTACCTCGAGTCGGTCTCGACGCAGAGACCCTTGCCTCGCGTTTTGCGTACGCCCTTGACGTTGGCCGCGCCTTGGCCCTCGAGGTTCGCCCGTATAAACTCCTCGAGGCGCGAGTCGCTCAGATCGATGGCTCCAGGAGCCGAAGAAACCCGGCGCATCTTTTGGGGGCTCGTGACGGGCTGGCCGGTGACGCGGATGGCGAAGAGCCTGAGGGCTTCGAGGCTCGGCACGGGCGACAGGGCGGCCCCGTCTGGAACGGAGATCCACGGGACGTACGGCGCGCCCTCGGGTTTCTTGTGCGACCAGATGCTTCGGAGACCCGAGCCACCGTAGACGCTGGCGTCTATGATCTGGGCCCATTCACTCCCGTCACCGAGTTCGAGGAGGATACGCGTACGGAGACCGAGAGCCTCTTGCCGGGTCACGCACAGGTCGGGCCAGTGAAGGTGCAGGCCAGACTTGATCTCGTCCTTGACCTTGCGTGGGGGTGCGCGGGCCACGAGGCACCGACCCTGTCCTACGGCTGCATAGACACGGCGGCACAAATCGAGGGCGTCGGGATCCTCAAGGGCCCTCACCGCCTTGAAGTCAATATCAACGAAAAATTTGAAAATTTCAGTCTTTTGTTCGACGACGTAGAGTCTCTGGCCGCACGCAAGGTCGGCCAAGTACGCGCGGTAGAATTCATCGAGGTCCTTGTCGGTGACGTGGAGCTGGCCGCCGTCCATGAGGACGTGGGTCGGGGCGTCCGCCCCTCTGCGTGTCCACCTCTTGATGAACATAGTATATAAGAGGGTTTAGTCTCTAAGAGTGCGTTCACTACGTGAACGGTCCTCAATCCCTTTCCGCTCCAAAAAAACTTTCGAAAAGGGACTGTATTAGTGGTTTGAACGGCTTCTCTGGCTCGGGAGTGGGTTCGCTACGCGAACCGCCCTCGGTCTCCTTCGCCTCGAGTATCTTTTCTATTTCGTGATGCATCTTCATGACGGTCATGGTACGGGCAAGCGTCTCGGGGTCGGATCCGTCTGCACGGAGTTCGGCGAGGCGCTTGGCAATGGCAATCTTTGACTGCGTCATTTCTATTTCTTTTGTACTTTTAAAATCGGGCTTAGGGGCGCAGGAAGAACGTCTGCTTCTCGGGGGTGGCCAGAACTTGATGGAATGCTGGATTTCTGATGACGTGGGTCCTGATCATCTCCCACAGGTCTCGGCGCCCGGAGATTCCGTCGAGTGTGTCAAATTCACACCCATCATTCTCGTCGTAATTTTTGCGGAACGGCACCTCGCGCCCCTCCATTTTGTATTTTTCTTCGTTAAAACGTTTCACGATGTGAGACTGTTCGCCTGGTGACATCGTCACGTCGAACACGTACACGTGGTACACGTTGTTGACGCCCTCGGCATCTCTAAAGGAAAAACTGAAATAGGAATAACTTCCCTTTTTCAGATTTATGATCCCACGGGTCTCCTCTTCGAGTTCTCTAATGGCACATCGAAGAGGGTTGAGAATTTCCCGTCGCCGGCATCCACCGGTGACGAAGGTCCATTCTTTGTACCGCCGATCATGAACGAGTAGAAATTTGGGGGGGCCGCCATCACAGTCCCTTGTCACTGGGACGGCTATGCTCTTGTGTCGCTCCATCGGATCCATGATCCGTCTCTACTATGTCCTGATCAAAATAATTCGCAAGGTTTCGCGTGCCCGGGTCGTAGCTAATCAAAAACACGAGGCCCAGAAGCAAGAGCCACGGCCAGAACTGACCCATCTGTTAGTAACCGAGAAACTAATTTGCATAAAGTACACTTGACATCCCCTTCTGGATGCGCAGCACGTTATAGTTCACGGCGTAGATGAAGGGCTGGGTCACGGCCGCCGTTGCCAGGCCACGCAGACCGTTCGCCAGGCCCACGGGGGTGATCAGGCGGTACGTGTCCAGGCGGGAGAAGTTGAGGGTGCCGGTCGGCTGCAGCTTGGAGGTGTCCAGGCAGTACGGGATGACCGCCACGTTGGCCAGGGCCGAGTTGTGCACGTAGCCGTAGGCGGTGTGGTAGTACTGGGCAATGTCCACGTAAGCGGGCAGGTGGCGAGACTCGGAGACATCCACGCCGTTGATCTGCACCTTGAGCTGCATGTTGGTGGCAACGGCCGAGCCCGCACCATTGGTGCCGTAGGCCAGGGCGTAGTTGTTGGACTGGAAGGCCAGGAACTTGACCGGGTGGGCCAGCGCCAGCTCCTGGACGGGCTGGGTACCGATAGGAATGCGCTGCACCTGGGTGATCAGCATGTCGTGAGCATTCTTGGAGAAGAACTCGCGCTCAGCCTGGTCCAGGTACACGAAGTTGGCCCAGGCCGTGTACTGGATACCTGCGTAGGTGGGGCCGG